TTTGCAGGAATGGATTTTACATCTAAAGGTCCTAAACTACTAGGTTCTTACCGATGATTGAAGTTCTACAAGAAGTAACTGATTGGGGTGATGCTCAAATTGCAAATGGCATATATCATGTCAACGATGCTGGACATTTAGTTCAGTACAACGATAAAGTTTTTAAAGCTCCTATGAAGCAGTTTTCTAAATCAAGGCGTAAATTTGTAAAAATCAGTGAGTACCAAGAAGAATTGCCAAACAACGGAATTGTTGTAAAAGGTTCTAATGGTAAATCATACATTATTGTAGACAACAAATGCAGTTGCCCTGGATTCAAGTTCAGAGGTCAGTGCAAACATTTAGATAAGGTAGCTTAATTATGAATACGAAAACGAAAGAATACTCAATACTTTTTTTAATTTCTAGTGTTATGATATATCTACTTGTCAGTATTTTAAACACAACCAGTTATATGCCCGATGTGCATGTCAGTAACTCAACTGGTGAATGTGTTAAAGTAATTAACTACGACGAAAGGTTTATCTACAACTGTAGTAACTATCCTTCGAAGTACAACCACGTGTGGGTTAAATGAATATATTTGTATTACATGAAGACCCTATAGTTGCAGCTCAAATGGTTTGTGACAAACACGTTGGTAAAATGATTATTGAAAGTGCACAAATGCTTTCAACAGTTCATCGTATGCTTGACGGCATCCCAGAGAAAAGACCATCTCGCTCTGGTAAAACAATACAAACGTATTACGCGTTTGGTGACAAAAGAGATGATTTATATTATTTAGCTGTTCATAAATTTCACCCATGTACAACATGGACTGCAAAAAGTAAGACTAACTATGAATGGCACTACGATCACTTTAGAGGCTTAGCTAATGAGTTTGAGTATCGTAGAAACAAACAACATGTATCGTGGCAAAAACTCGGCATCATGCTCAGTAAACCACCTAAAAATATACCAGACATTGGACTCACAGAATTCGCACAGGCGATGAGTCACTATCCTGACTGTAAGGTTGAAGGCGACCCAGTTAAGGCATACAGGAACTATTACCATGCAGCAAAACCTTTTGCGAAGTGGGATTGGGGTCGACCAGCACCTAGCTGGTGGCAGGGATTTCAAGGATATGACGGACATCTTCCGTACGCCTTGAATGAAGCGTCGTAGAGAAAACTTGTTTATTATAAGTATATTTAAGGAGGCATAATGAACCGAGATATTGTTAATACAATAATGGAAGCTTGCAAATCAGGTGAGCTTGAAACTGAAACAGTGCTATACGCTGCGCTAACTGAGCTCGAAGAACTCAGTGAGAATAGTGTATTGAGCATGGCTGTCGATAAGAAATTTATCGTACAAGAAGAACTTCTACCTGAAATACCTGACCCTGACGAATCAGACAGAATTCAGAAAGAAATCGACGAAGATGTTGAGCTTACAGCACAACAGAAAATCATTGAAAAAGTTTTAGCAAGATACGGAGATAGTTAATGGATACAACTCAATTCTTTATTACTGCTGCAATATATACAACATTAGGTTATTGGTTCGCTAATAAGAAACAAAAATCTCATGCCTCATTTGCAGAAACCAAGAGAATAACACAAGAAACAATAGATACTTTAATCTCGTTGGGCTATGTTAAAACTATTGGTGAAGGTGATAACATTGAGCTCGTTAAAGTTAACGAAGACATTTAACCTCGCCCCGTTCGTCTAGTGGTTAGGACACCGGGTTTTCATCTCGGCAACAGGAGTTCGACTCTCCTACGGGGTACCAAGAAATTATATTATGTACAAAATTGGAACAAGACAATCACAGTTAGCAGTAGCATATACTGAAAAAGCAAGAAATCATCTTAGCATTGATTTAGAAACTGTATTCATACATTCACAAGCAGACTTAAATCCAGAGTTAACCATTGAAGAAATGGGAAACAAAGGAGTATTCTGTAAAGAAATAGAAACAGCACTTATTAATGGAGATATTGATATTGCATGTCATGCCTTTAAAGATTTAACAAGAGATAACGACGACCTGCTTGAAGTGACCTGTGTGTTACCTAGAAGTGACTTTAGTGACTGTTTAGTCGGTAATAATATAAACCCTAGGACCATAGGCACAAGTAGCCCTAGAAGGTCTTACCAGTTACAAGAGTTATATCCAGGAGCAACTATAGTCCCTATTAGAGGTAATATTGATAGTCGAATCGCTAAACAAGAGAATGGCGAATATGATGCGATCGTAGTTGCTAAAGCAGGACTTGATACATTGGGATTAACTCATAAAGCAAGTCATGTATTTGGAACTGCAGATATGTTACCTGCACCAGGTCAAGGCGTTATTGCTCTTCAAACAAGAAAGCCTAAAACACCAATAGATGAAACTATTACAGCATGGTGTTGGGCAAGAAATGATATTGATACATGGCATACTGTAATGGCCGAAAAAGAAATGTTAAAAGAAATTGACGGTGACTGTTCTACACCGATTGGCGTATTATCCTATATTGAAGATGGGATATTAAACATGGTTGCAAAAAACTTTGAAACAAACCAGTTAGGCATCAATAAAGGACCAATTGAAGATTATTTAGCAATTGGTCAAAAGTTAGGACAATCTTTAAAATGATATGAATAAAGCAACAAAACAAATACACAAAGAAACTGCAACTCAGATTGCAACAGGTTTGGTAGTTAACTATCCATTAAACCTTTTTCTTCTTTGGCTCTATATTGAAAAATTTGAGATTACCGACCCAGTCACACTAGGTACAATGGTTACCTTAGTTATGACCTTCGTAGCATATACACGTATTTTCTTACTACGAACTTACTTTTCTAAGAAATACAAATAACACACATATACACACAGGAGAAAATTATGAGTGATACAAAAAGCGGATATGAAATCCGAGCAGACCTTCTTTCACAAGCTGAAGGAATTTTATTGAGTAATATTGATAGAGAAAACTATGCGATAGCAGAGTATAATTCTTACAATAATGAAACAGCTGGTTACAGACCACTTGTGGATAGAAAGATTACTGCAGCGCAGATAATCAGACTTGCTACTCAATTAAACGAGTTTGTAGTATCTAAGTAATAAGATACAAAACAAAAAGAGGGACCTTAATGGTCCCTTTTTAATGAACAAAAAAAGAGGAGCCCGAAGGCTCCCCTAAAGATACAACTAATTGTTATTCTTAGAATAAGTTAGTTACACGTACACGTCTGTAGTACTTGTTAGTATCTTGAGTAAGTGCACCAAGACCTTGGCTAGATGCATCACCCTGTGCGAATGGATTAGCTACCATACCATATCGAGTTTTGAATCCGATTTTTGGTTGGAAACTATTCTCACCAACAGCACGTACCATTTGTAATGGAACGTATGGGCAATAGAATAAGCCAGCGTCAAATGCGCTTGAACCCTTGTAGCCAACTACTAAGTAGTTTGAACCAGCGAATGGGTCGATGTATACTCTGAATCTTCCGTTAAGAACACCAGCAAAAGTATTGCCTGTGTCATCAACTTCTAAAGAGTTAGAGTTAAGAGCAGGAGCGTAGTCGAGTACACCAGCCATTTGTAAAGCAGAAGCAACGTCTGAAGAACAAATAACGATGTTACCTTTCCCTCTACGAGTTCCCTTTGCAATAGCGTTAGCTTCTTGTTCGATTTGGAACATTAAGCCTTTGAACTTCTCTACGGACCATCTACCATTTGCATCGACGTCTAAGTCGAAAACACCTGCAGACGCAGAGCCTGGAGCTCCAACTTCAGCAGTTTTGTAGATTGTTCTAACAACTTCACGGTTGATTTCTGTTAAGATTTCAGTTTGAAGGATGTTAGCAAGTTCTGTTTCAGCGTCTAGGCCGTGAACAGCTCTTAAGTCCTGAGCAAGCTCAGTAGTGTATTCAGCTTTTAAAGCTCTTGTCTTAGCAGCAACAGTTACTTTCTCAATTGAGAAAGCCATTTCTGCGTATGCATCTCCAACACCGTCACCTAAAGCTTCACCAGCACCTGTGTCAAGACCTGTACCAGTCGTGATAAGTGATGCGTTAGCATTTGGTAATGTGTTAGCGTGTGTTCCAGCACCTGAGAAATCTGTATCAGCTTCGTTATAGAAAGCTTCGTCTCCAGCCTGTGAACCGTAACGTGCTCTCATCGCGAAGATAAGACCAGTTGGACCAGTCATTGGCTGAACACCACAGATGTCATAAGCGATTAGGTTAGGAACCGCTCTACGTACTAGTGAAATTAAGATTGGGTCGTAACCAGCTGCAGGACCACCTGCAGTTGCTCCAGCCCCGAAACCACCTGTTCCAGCATCATTAGTTGGTGCTGCTTCTGAAAGAAGGCTTGTCATGTTAGCTGATAAATCACCAGTTTCTGCAAGTGCTCTTTCTGTGTTTTCTAGGATAGTAGCTGTTACTGCCCTCTTATGTGAGTCAGTAATTGGTGAAAAAGATTCGTGCTCTAGGATAGGGCCCCACTTTTCTACCAATGCTTGATAATTACTCATAGTAATTCTCCCTTTATGTTAATATTAAATTATGTTTTTAACCAATTTAATTATTCTAATCCTTACTTTGTTTTAGCTGTAAAAGCTTCAACTAGAGCATTAATAGAGTCGTAATCAGAAGCTGGTTTAGTGACTTCCTGTTCCTCTAGAATAATTTCGTCTTCTTCGACATCCTCTACTTTAGGTGCGGCAATTTTGCCTTCGCTAAAGAAGGATTCCTTGATTACTGAAAGATTCGAAGTATAATCTTCTAAATCTTCAACGTCAAGCTTTTCAGAAAGTACTTTGAATCTTTCGACTTGATTGTCGGAAAGGCCTTCAGTCATACCTTCAAATACTTTTTCTGCACTCATAGAAGCAATAGTAGCTTTAAGTGTGATGTTCTCATTGACAACATCGTTACTACCTGATTCTAATTCAGCAACTTGTTTCTCTAAACTCTCAACAACGTCGAATGTATCTTCGTCGATTTCGATGTTGTGCTCGTTGAATAGGTCTTTAAGACCACCGAGTAAAGATTCAGCCATTTCAACTTTAATTCCAGCTTCAACAGCAATCTTGTTCTCTTCCATCCACTCACCAACAACGTAGTCTAGATATTTGTCTACATTTTCAACAACATCCTTCATACGGTTATCAATAGCTTCTGATAATTCAGTTTCGAGTTTACCTTCTAGTTCTTCTTTCAAAGACTCAGTCTTTGTTGCAACTTCTTCGTTAACAGCTGCTTCGAATACTAGCTTAATGTTTTGTTTAAATTCATCTGAAAGTTCAGTACCTTCAAAGATAGATTCGATTGTAGATTCAACTACAACTTCTTCTACCACTTCTTCTGATTCAGTAGTTTCTACTTCTTCAGCAGTTGGTACCTTCTCGCCAGCCTTTTCTTGGCCAGGAGTCTTAACATCTGATTTCTTAGCTTCGACTTCGCCTTTCTTGCCTTTTTTAAAGTTATTCTCTCCACCTTCAGGCTTTACAGGCTGAGGTACTTCTGAGTAACCGTCATCAGCAACGAATTTATTTTTGTCGTCTGCCATAATTTTCTCCTTTTAATACTTGTTTAAAAATATTTATTAATTTATTTATTTCTTAAAGAACTTAAGAATGTACGGAACATTCTCTGTGCAGTTTCTTCGTCAATAGTTTTTACTACGCGAGTAATTTTCTTTTCAACCTCTTCAACAATTTCCTCGAGGACTTTAGCTACTTCCTGAGGCTTCCAAGATGAAGAAGCTATATCGTAATAATACTCTCTGTTCTCCATAATGCCATTTACAAATGCATTAGGAGCTGATGGGTCGGTTACAATATCTACAGTAGCGAGATGGAAATCTTTTTGAACTTCCATAACACCGTCTTTTAATTGTTTTACCGAACCTAACCCTCTTGTTGAAACGCCAATTTTAACACCTTCATCTAAAAGAGCTTTTACAATCTCTCCCATAGGTGTTTTTAAGATTTTTGCTTTTCCATAAAAATCATTACCTTCGCGCCTCATCGATGTAATTAAGTGTGATACTCTGTCACCATTAATAGTAGGACCATCGGGATGTCCGAGTTCTCCAAGTGCACGCTTAGGCTTAATAAATTCAGCCTCGTAACGCTTCATCTCTTTTTCAAGAGTATCACATGGATATGTTCTACCGTTTCTGTTTTTAATGTCACCCTGCATGAATATACCTTCGATAAAGTGGGACTTAGTACCGTCCTCTTTAGCTTCGGTTATCACCTCTAGGTTTTCATTTAGTTCTGTAATAAGTTGCATATTATCACCTTAATTAAATTTCTTATAATTATTTATTACTTATGTAATTCCGTTAGCAAATCTATTATCGTAGAAGTTCTTATTTAACTCTCCACGCTCTATAGTTTGTCCTGCCTTTCTACACCTTACATAGGTATATTGAGCATTTCCACCGGTTGGAGTGAATGTTCTAACTCCAGCAGTGGTGGTTCCGTTCGCATCACTATAAGTGTTTGATGCTGTTGCAGTATTTTCATATTCCCAAATACTGTTCGAACCTGGGACGCTAACCCATGCCATAATTTAAATACCCGCTTTAGTAGCGAATGCAAGGATTTCTTTAAATCCTTTTTGGTCTTTCATTAACTGGTCTTCCATCTCTTTCTTATTCTTTGGATTCAAACCTTTCATAAAGTGATTTAAATGTTTTACATCTGCAAAATCAACTTTAATTGTTTGTCCATTCTTAAGTTTAAGACTGCCAGGTTTAAAATTTGCTTCGTTAACCTCTTCTGATACTTCATATCCAACTTCTTTAGCAAGTTTTCCATGTATATCAGCAGCATCGTCTTTGTCACCACCGTAATGGTTGACCGCAAAGTTCCAAACGTTTTTGGCGTCTCCGCTTACAAATGCTTCGTCATCTCCTTTTAATGAGATTTTAACTCCGAATTTTTTTTCGTGAGAAGCTTTTTGACTATCGTTACCAATATAATCGATATCGATTTTAGCTTCACTTAATAAGAATGATTCAGTAACTAAGTTTTCGATTTGAACGTCTTCGTATACGCTATTCATTAAATCGTCTACTTCTGTATCACTAGGTAAAGCAACATCATCATCACCTAGTTCTGTATCTAAATCATCATCTTGTTCAATGTCTTTTTTAACAACTTCTGAACCTTTAGCATATGCATATAATGATTTAACATTACCAAATACTTGTGCTAATTTATTCTGCCACCATTCTTCTGGGTCCATATCTTCAGCACCAAGGTATTCCATAATCTCTTCAGATGCATAACAGATAAAGTGTAGTTGCTTCATCATCATCGAAATCTCTTCTTGGGGACTTTCAAGAAGTTCTTCGTTATCAGAAACTTTTGTAATTAAATCTTTAAATGAAAGTTTAGTCTCATCGATGTTTCGTGGCATTTTGAATGGTTTAGCTTTAGCAGCTGCTCCACCGTCGTATTTTTTTGCGTCTTCCCCAGCTTTAACATCAGCAGGTCTTTCCTTCTTTGTCTTACCAGGAATTTCACCGGTATGAACAAAATCAGGCGCGACTGGGTGTTTGATTAACTCAATCTTGTGCTGATCTTTAAAAGCTTTCTCTTCGGGTGACTTTGGTTGGGCCACTTCCGAAAGTAGGTCTTTAAAGTTTTTCATATTTAGTCCCTATTTAATTTAATATAGTTTTATTTATCTCAAAATGGATTGTCTTCGTCACCTTCTTCATCGGGTGCCTCAAGTTTCTCTTTTTCCATTTGGTCATTCATTTCAGTAAACTCTTCTTCGCTTAGCTGTAAAATGTTACGAATGACCCATTCTCTAGAATAATATTTTCCAATTTGGTCTTCGATATCTCTTAGTGTACTCATACGTTCACGTAGTATCTCAGACTGCTTCAATTCGTCGTAATAATTATCCTTAGCAAATTCATATCGTATATCGTTACGAATTGCTTCAAATTCTTCAGGTGTTAAAATACCCTTTAGAATTAATTGTTTTTCCAGAATAATATTAAACAACCAAGAAAAACGTGTTCTAATTCTTTTAATAAACTTACCAAACTTCAGTTCATCTCTTGTTATCTCTGAAGTTCTACCAAAGGATGCTTGACTCTCTGGCTCTAAACGTGTTAAAGGTACTTTCAACGCTTTATATAATTTACGTTGAAAATACAACATGTTTGTATCATCACTTAAACCTTGAGCACTACCTCCGGCCAGTGTATCAACTTCAGTTGTTCGTTCACCACCTCTTCGTGGGAACCAAAAATCTTCAGTCATTGTCAACATTTTACGTGAGTCACTAATCTCACCAGTTGATGAATTATATTGTAACTTGTTCTTATGTCGAGTCATCATATCTCTTAGATACTGCTCGGCCTTATTCTTAGGCAAGTTACCAACATCAATATAAAAAATTCTTCTTTCAGGTGCTCTTGTTAAAGTATAGATAACAGTAGCATCTTCTAACATTCTTAATTGGTTCAACGGCTTGATCGCTGGATGTAAATGAGATAGTACTAAACTATTATTCTCATTCATCAAACCCGATGTTACTCGAGCTATACTGTCTTTAGCGATTCTAAATCCTGTAGCACTTCCTGAAGCACTAGTAGAACCAAATCCATTTTCTGAGTACATATAGTACTCATTTTTAATCTTCTTAGTAGGAGACCCGCTATGTGGGTCCTTACTCTTCTTGTCAACTTCTCGTATCAATTTTAATTTACGAGGGTCGCAATATCTTATTTCTTGTATACCCTTTTTAATATCTTTAGGGTTAATAATAACATGATAGTTTAACCTACCATCTACATAGAACTTATGGAACATATCGTAACCGTTATTTGCCATATCAAGCAAAGAAACGATATTACCAAATTCTTCTACGATTCGTTCTTTTACTTTATCAGGTAAATCTGCTTCACCTAATGTAATATTTACAACGCTTTCGTCCATTTCAACTGATATTGCTTCGTTAACAACATCATCAATAGCTTGTGCAATTTCAGGTTGCATTGCCATTCCACGATATTTTGTTATAAGTTCAGATTCCGACTTAGCGGAACCTTCCATATCAAGTATCGTACTATAAAATCCACCGAGAGAATTACTACTAACAGTAATTGCTCCGTCATCATTTTGAGGTTCCACAAAAGAGACGACTTCATTGTTCGCCTCGTCTTGTGGCCTGTTTATTTCAAATCCAAAAATCTTCATTATTTAATTACCTAATCTTAGGTTGTAGGGATACCAGTAGCGCCTTCAACTCTCCAGAAGTCATAGCTGAACGTAACCGTAAATTCTTCGATTTGGTCAACTGTGCTCCAGTCCATAGTTATCTGGTCTACCTGGGTTGGGTACATCCCTTCAAAGACGTATGTTCTAATTGCGTCTCCTTCTTTACTATATTGTGTAATGATACCATTTGACTTATAATCTTGTGGTAAAGAACGTAAATTACTATCGTGTGTATTGATAGAATTCATCCACGCTTCCATTCCGTTTCTGACTATAAAGTCTTCATCATTAATTATTGTTACTGTCCAATCTGCAAATGTTCTATCACCTGCATACTTAACCTGTCGTCCAAAGTAATTCGTATTGAAAGTTCCTACTGTCGAGGCTGGTATTCCAGCTGCTCTACACATAAATGGAACCTTAAAATCTGCCTCTGGAGCAACGGGGTTAAGAATTTGAACTTGGAACAGACTAGGACGTGCACCACCACCTACTAGCTGTGATTTAAATTCATTAATATTAAATGCCATGTTCGTTATTCTCCTTTAATACTTATTTATTAACCGATTGAGCCAACAATTTCTTCAAACTCAATTCCGCTTCGTGTTGCTACAAAAGTCAGTTCAATAACATTAATTGACCTAGCAGGCTTAATAAAGATATTAGCTTTAAATTTACCTTGGTCAACTACTGCTGGAGTATTAATAGTGCCATCAGATACTACTCTGAAGTCTATAATTCCCCTACGTCCTTGAATTTCTCTTAGGAATGGTTCAACAATATTCTTAAATTGTGTTTGTGAAAACTCGTCATTCAATTCAAACAAGAATGATTGAGCTGCGTTAGCGATCGCTTTTTCAACAGAGATAAACAATCTACGAACATTTAATCTGTCAAATGCACTTGGTAGACCTAATCCAGTCTTATCACCGAATAGAACAATTCCCTGTCCTACTTGACTCATTACTGGGTTAATATCTTTACTGTATAGTTGGTCACGTTGAGCTTTATTAGGGTTAAACGCGAGTTTAACAACATTCTTAATTACACCCTTACGGAATCCTGCTGGAGATTCAAAAGGTTCAACTCTTGAAGCTAGTCCTGCAGTATCACCATTCAGTGGCACATATCTGTATACATCATTATACTTGTCGTATCTGTATTTGTAACCAGAATCCATGAAGGAGTAAGAACTATTTTGTAATGCATTACCATAAGCAATTACATTAGCAAGTTTAGTGTTTGTTTTATTCTCGTCAACAACAGCTTCTTTAGAAGGTGATAAGAAAGCAACAGCGTCTTTTCTGTATTCTGCAATATTAGAAATAATATAATTTGCAAGATTACCAGAGTTGTCACCCTTACCTTGTAATACGAAAGAAACATCAATTTCATTTGAGTTCTTAAATAAGTCGTATCCACCTGCTAAAGCACCAAGAGTTGTTGCACTCTCTGTAGTACCATCAGTACCCAGTGCTAAACTTTCGTATGTGCTATTCTGAGCACCTGCTTCGAAGTGTGTTGTATTAGCAACTTCTACCCAGCTTGATTGAGCTAAAATTACGTCTTTATAGTAATTTGAACCACCGTTGGATAGTTTTGCTGTTGAAGTTGTTGAAACATCTTCATATAACTCTAATACTGCACCAGTTTCACCTGAAATATCTCCATCTTCGTCAACAACGATAACATGATAGTTACCAGTTTGTGGAGCTTTACCAAATAAGCTATGATACTTCCACTTACGTGAAAGAGATAATTTACTTAATTCAGATTCTGCTAATCTGTATGATTGACCTAAAGCAATTGTATATGAATGAGATACAATCAATGATGTGTTAGCAGTAACGTTACCGGAAGAGTCAAGAGTAGATTCAGTAAAGCTTGTTACTGGAATATCTTGGTATCCAACGGAATCATTACCAATTACAATCACGTCATCTTCAGACCATGAAGTAGTAAGTGCGTCTGCAGGTATTACTTCAAAAGTTAATGAAGTTGCGTTGAAATTTAATGTCTGTGAAACCTGTGTGTTTCCTGTTAATTTACTACCAGATACATCTGCAACATCAATTATATCAGCTTCGAACTTGTCATCTTTAACATATCCAACTTCTAAGGAATTACCTAAAGCTCCAGGATATTTTGCGTCGAATGCGCCGAATGTATGTAATTGTGTGTTTGCACTTGTTGTATCTGATGCTGATGCTTTGACAGCACCGTTATCGACTCTAGCTATGTAGAGAGCATTTGCATATGAAAGGTAATCTGCTGCTACAAAGAATGTTTCATAGTTATCGTTGGTTGGTTTACCGAATCGATTTACTAGTTCGTTCTCTGAAGAAATCAGTACTGTTTCGCCTACCGGACCCCATCTAAAAACACCTGCGATTGCGGCAGGTGGCGTTGCGATGGCAGGAACCGCTGCTGATGCGTCCACTTCACGAACTATTACCGAAGGACTTACGGAAAAAGCCATATTATTTCTCCTTTAAAATTATAAAATTTAAAAATCTTAGTCTAAAATTAGTTATCACAGTTATATTTATAATATTTAGCATTTATCAGATTTGCCATGATTCTCTTACGAAATCAAAACCATCTTCTTCTGGAATATCTCCTCCGTCGTCGATAAACCCAAATGGTAACAAGTCTTGTTCAATCTGTTCTTCAGTTTTCTGTCTTAAACGCATCATAGTATTAATATCGGTAAGGTCTTTAAAGAATGTTTGGTCTGTAAGCCATGAAAAGATAACGTAATTCATTACCAAATCATCGTGTGCTCCAGATTCTGCTTCGTAAGAATTCCCTCTTTTACTAAATCGCGATAACTCTTGTATTGTGTTATAATCCTGTAATATTAACTGGTTTTGTTCAACCAGCAATTTTAATATAGAACAACCGATACTTTTAACACTTTTTGTTGTTCTTATGCCATTATCTACTCTTTTTCCGAAACCACTTGAAATCCGTTTACCAGACCTTCCAGCATTTTCAGTATAAAGAAGATTCTCATACCCATAGTCCATTAAGAGTACATCTGATACTTGTTCACCGATATCGTTGATTTCGATGAGTACAGCACTCTCATTGTACATTAATCCTATTCTATATATAATTGCTGCGAAATCCACTGGGGAAACAGTGTTATCTCTATATACACAAACCTGAGTATAAGGCATTTTTGTGATATCTATAACATTAAATGTACTATAATCGAGGCCTTTGCCTCGAGATACATCAACTGTCATAACATAAGTGTGGTCTTCTAGTGCAGCTTCGTATTGAGATACTCCCTCATTCTCTTGTATTGGTCGAGAATATGCTAATTCTTTTAATTTAGAACCATCAATAAGTGTTCCCGAACTACCTAAGAATTGACAACAATACTCTTGATTAAACTTTTCATTATCAAAGTCTAGTGCTTCGAGTGTTTCGTTTTTCCACGCATCATCTCTACCAGGAACATCGTCCCACATTACCTTAACAAATTCATAACCGTTTGTGCCTTCTTCAGCACCTTTACAGGTTTTCCAAAAATGGTTTAATCCATTAGGAGTAGAAGTCATTAATAATTTTGTAGTTTTACCAGATGATATCGTTGGATATACTGAAGCAAAGAACTCATCAAATCCTTCAATAAATGCAACCTCGTCTAGGTATAGGAATGAGATTGATTTACCACGAATAGCACTTGATGTTGTGGTACCTGCGTAAATTTTACAACCATTTTCCAAAGATATATTACCTTTGTTCCATTCTTCAATACCTTGTTGCATCCATTTAGGTAATGCTTCATAGGCGAGTTGTACTCTACCTAATACTTCTCGAGCTGCATCTCCTTTGTTAGCAAGAATTGCAACTGTTTTAAATTCGTTAAAAAGAATATAATGCAGAATAACTGCACATGCTGTAGTTGTTTTACCAGACTGTCTTGCAGTCAATACAGCAACACGTCGATTGTTTGTAATCTTCGTAGTAATTTCTTTTTGATAGTCATACATTTCAAAGGGAACAAATCCCTTATCAACATGCACAATTTTAATATACTTTGAAGCAAAATATATTGGGTCTTCTGCACATTTCATGTACTCCTTAATTTGCTCAGGAGTATATTCATGTTGCTCGTTAGACCTTTTGAGGTAATTATTTCCTAAGTAGCCGTTACTCACTCTCGCCCTTTATCATCTTAAGTAAATCTGCAGTTGATACAATCAGATTATTATTAGTAACTTCGTTCTTAGCAGGATTAGCTTCTTCTTTAGCGTATCGCTTCTTAGTACTCATTTCAACATAATCTTTGTTTGCATCTAGCAATGTTTTCATAAGAGTTGACACAACCTCAAATGCTCGAGGTGATTCTGATTGTTTTGCAATCTCAACCATCTCTTTAATAGAGTCATCTCCTAAACTAATAATGTTTTCAATATTAGCTTTAGCTAACTCAATATCTTTTAAATTTTCTTCAGCACCAGCATCATCTATTACTACGGGATGTTGAACAGGTGCTTCTATAGGTAAATTATCTACTTCTTCGTTAGTAGAAAAAGCGTTAACAGGTAGGTCAGGCAATTTGTCTGGATT